GTTGGTGGATGGAGCGATGGGCTCGCCGCGCAAACCCCGCGCCCTAAAACGCAAGCCATAACATAGCCCTCTAGCGCTTCTGGAACGGAGCGCATGGAGAGCACTTGAACATGACGCTGCAAAACACAGCGCTGAATGTCCCGCCGGAAGGCGGCGACGACTGGGCGTTGGCAAACGATGCGCCGCAAGGCGGAGCGCTTGACGCCGCTCAACAAAATGATCCGGGCGTGGACCCGCCCATCGACGACAACCAGGCGCCGATCAATCAACCGCCAGCCTCGCTCACACTCGAGCAGCTTGGCGAAAAGATGGGTTGGACGCCTCTCGAAAAATCGCGCGGCGACCCGAACAAACACGTCGGGGTCGAGGAATATCTCCTCAACATGCCGCGCGTGCTGGAACGCACCAAACACGACCTCAAAACCTATCGAAGCACGGCGCAGTCGCTTGAACAGCGGCTCGCCAGCTTAGAGCAGGGCTATCAGACCGCCCAGCAGCGCGAGGCCCAAAGCATCAACGCCCAATACGAAGACGCCAAGTTCAACGCGGCCAAAGAAGGCAATCACGAACTCTACGGCAAGCTCGTCAAAGAGCAGGCCGAAGTGATGGCGCAGTATAAGCCGTCAGATCGCCCGCAAGCGCAGCCGCAGAACCAACCGCAAGTCGATGTCTACGAGCAAGCCGAGCGGATCATGCAAGATCCGGTCGCGGCGCGGTTCTTTGAAGCAAACCCGATTGCCTTGAACGACGAACGCGCCTGGGAACTCATGGACCGTGAGATGACCGCGGTTGCGCAACGCGGCGGCTCGCCGGCGCAGCAATTCCAGGCAGCAGAAGCAGCGCTGCGTTACGCTTACGCCGATGCCTACACGCCGCCGCATCACTCGCAAACCCAACCGCGCGATCAGGGGCGCTTTGCGTCTCCGAACCAGCAGCAACAACCGCCGCGCCGTCCGGCGCCGCCAATGGCTCCGGCAACCCGCACCATGACCCAACAACCGGCAACCGCCGTCGACCGCCTTCCGCTGAAGCCAAGGCCCATCTCGAAAAGGAAGCCGCCGCCGGCAAAGTTCCTGACAAGGAGCAATGGGCCAAGGCGTTCCTAGGCGAAAAGATCACCGTGCGCGGCCGTGCGCCGAACGAACAAAGACAAGGAAGCTAATCGATGAGCGACACACCCGCCGCCCCGTCACGTGGCCGCCAATCGCGCGACAAAGTTGAGGCCGCCTCGCGCGAGCGCCGCTATAAGCCAAGCGAAGATGCCGAAGGCGTCGACTTCAACCTTTGGGTTGATCGCTCGAAGCTTGATCCCGACTATCAATATCGCTGGGTCAACGTCACCAAGAACCGCGTGCAGCGCCTCTACAATCGCGACTGGGATCAGGTGAGCGAAGAAGAGGTTGGCTTTTCGACCGAGCGTCACGCCGACATTGCGCCGGGCGCTCGCGAGGACACCCGCGCCGTTCTGATGCGCAAGCGCAAAGACTGGTTCAACGACGACCAGAACGCCAAGCAAAAGCGCATCGATGACCAGATGCAGCGCGCGGCGACGGGCCAAGAGATCATCACCGGCAAGGGGCAAGACGAAGGCGGAGGCTTGTCGCCGGCGCACGCCTACAAGCCGAAGGACACCAACCAGCTTTAACGCGGTAACGGAACGTTAACCGTAGAGGCTCATTTCTTAAAGAGCGAGGTCGGCAATGGCTGACCCGCTCTTGCGCTGGCGGAAGACAGCGAAGCATCGAGACGGCGTAAGACTGTCTCGCTCGGGTCAGAGAAGGCGATAGGGCAGGCCAACGGGCCGCCTCGCTTACAGCCCTCCCAAACAATCAGTTTCGGAAACGCGCGCGTCTTCGCGCGCCCATGCTTCGGAGTTTTTCCATGGCTAATCCTACCAGCGGGATGGGCTTTGTACCGGTGGGTCACGTCAGCGGCGCTGGCTCCTTCACCGGTCAAGTCAACCGCTATTATGTGCCGTCGACTGACGCCACGGCGCTCTTTCTTGGCGATCCGGTTGTCATTACCGGCGACTTCCACACTGACGGCACCCCGATCATCTCGGTAGCAACGGTCGGCACTGGCGTCACCACCGACAAGATCACCGGCGCTATCGTCGGCTTTGAGCCTAACGTCGCGATGCCGGCGCAAAAGCACCGCCTCGCATCGACGGCGATGTACGTGCTCGTCAACGACGATCCAGGCACGATCTTCAAGTGCCGCGGCGACGGCGCCTACGCCACGACCGATCAAGGCTCGACCTGCCAGATCGCTTCCGGCTCAGGCAACACGACCACGGGCATCTCAGGCTACGTGCTCGACTCCTCGGAGATCGCGCAAACCGCCACCGACCAGCTCGTCATCCTGGGCGTCATCGACGACCCGACCGACAGCGACATCAGCACCGCGCTGAACGTCGTCTACACGGTTCGCTTCAACATGCACACGGGCAACCTCCCGTCTGCAGGCATCAGCTAAGGAGTAAGGGACAATGGCTGTTGAAACCCGCAGCGCACACCCCACGCTCCTTTGGCCGGGCGTGGCGCGCATCTTCGGCGATTCCTATCAGGACAAGCCGGAATACTGGCGTTCGATCTTCCAAGAGAAGGGCTCCAGCAAGCACCTCGAAATCACCAGCGCGCAAAGCTATTACGGCTTGGCGCCGGAGAAGGGCGAGGGCGCTTCGATCCAGTACGATCAGGCGCGTGAGGGTGCGAAGTACACGCACCAGAACAAGACCTACGCGCTGGGCTACATCGTCACTCGCGAAGAACTGGAAGACAACCAGTACGAACAATTGAGCCGCGCTCGCGCTTCCGAACTGGCCCGCTCCATGCGCGCCACAAAGGAAACGGTCGCCGCCAACGTGCTGAACCGCGCTTTCAACTCGTCCTATCTGGGCGGCGACGGCGTTGTGCTCTGCTCGACGGCGCACCCGACGGCGCTGGGTTCGACGCAATCCAACCGCCTCGCGGTCGACGCCGACATGTCGGAAGCCTCGATCGAAGATGCGGTGAAGATCATCGTCAACTTCAAGAACGATCGCGGCATCCGCGTCCAGATCATGCCGCGCCAATTGGTCGTCCCGGTGAACGAAATGTTCAACGCCACCCGCTACGTGAACTCCACGTTGCGCCCGGGCGTTGGCAACAACGACATCAACGCGATCAACTCGATGAACGTGCTGCCCGACGGCATCATGGTCTATCCGTATCTCACGGACGACGATGCCTGGTTTATCACCACGGACCAAAAGGACGGCCTGTTCCTCTTCAATCGCCGCGACGTCGACTTCGACAAGGACGAAGACTTCGGCACCGAGAATGCACGCGCAAAGTCAACGATGCGCTTCGTTCCGAGCTGGGATGACTTCAGATCGATCGTGGGGACTCAAGGCGCTTAGCGCTCTCCAATAACCCTCCCGTCTCGAAAGGGGCGGGAGGCGTTGCTGATCTTTGAACAAAACGGAGTTACGCAATGAGCCTTGTCACACGCTTTCCCAACGGCGTGAGTAATACTGCGCTGGAGGACGGGATCGGCGGCTTGCTGCCGTTTCTGGATCCGACCAAGCATATCGTTTTTTGGGATGACTTTCACCGCTACACGGCAGGCGACTGGACAATCACCACGACAGAGGCGGGCGCTGGGTCGGCCACCGAAGCCCTGACCGATGGGCATGGCGGTCTGCTGCTTATTACTAACGATGCCGCCGATAACGACAACGACTTCTTCCAGAACGTAGGTGAGGCGTTTCGCTTTACCTCTGGCAAAAAGGCCTACTTTGAGGCGCGCTTCAAAGTGAGCGACGCAACGCAATCTGATGTGGTTGTCGGTCTTCAAATCAAAGACACCAGCCCGCTTGATGTCACGGATGGCGTCTTCTTCCTTAAGGCGGACGGCGCAACGACGTTTAATTTCTTCGTTGAGAAGAATGACACGCAATCGACGTCATCGGCAGTGGCGACGCTTGCCGACAACACCTTCATCAAGCTTGGTTTCTACTACGACGGCGCCGCGACGTTCACGCCTTACGTCAATGGCGTTGCGAAGACGCCCATCACAAGCACGGCCAACATGCCGGATGATGAAGACCTGACGGTGAGCTTCGGTATCCAGAACGGCGAAGCGGTCGCAAAGACCATGACGGTGGACTACATCCTGGCGGCCATGGACCGCTAACAAGGATGAGCGGACACGGACCCTGGGCCGAATGCGACCGGTGCGGTTTCCGTGTCCGCCATCATGCGTGCTCGATCGAGTGGACCGGAATATTCGTCTGCGGCAAGTGCCGCGATCCGCGCCCGCCTTGGCTTGACGCCCCCTTCATCGACCCACTCGAAGGCATGCCTCTACCGAACGCTCGTTTGAAGAAAGACGAAGCGTTCACTGACGACGACAACCCAGTAACGGGAGACGATCTCTGATGCCGCGGATTCCAATGCATGAACTGCGGATGGCAATCCGCGATCTTGTAGATGAGGGCGCGAGCCGTGCCGGTAACGCCTCTTGGACTGGCGGCATCGGCGCTGGATTTGGCGGACTCTCAACAGCAGCCTCCGGCGGAGATTGGGAGGATGTTGGACGCGGTGCGGCTGTTGGTGCTGCGCTTGGAGGCGCGCCGATGCTCGCCCTTGGGCGCGTTGGCGCTCTGCCGGCGATCATTGGCGCAATCGCTGCGAACCCATACGGCGCATATCAGGTACGCGGGGATGTCGACGCCGCCGCACGAAAGATACTGCAATACGCGCGTAACAGAGATGAAATCCAGCGAGTAGGTGAATTGCTTTGGGGAGACGCTGAGCGGCCGGATGAACTGTCGCGCGGGTACAAGGGGCGCGCTCAAAGCATTTATGGCATCGGCGGATTTGAACGTCCCGGTACGGCCATAGCTAACGTCGACAGAGACGCTGCAATTCGACGTGCCGTGGAAATGGCCGATGAGCGCGGGATGCGTTAAATGGCAACCTCCGGCACCATCACCTTCAATCTAAACGCACAGCAGGTCATCGACGCCGCGCTGCAGAAGATCGGCGTGCTTGGAGAAGGGGAGACGGCAAGCGGCAATCAGTATGTTGAGGCGCAGCGCGAACTCAACTTGATGATGCACACCTGGGGCATGCAGGGGCCGAACCTTTGGTCTCTCGCTGAAGCCTCGATCACGCTTGTCTCCGGCACGCAGACTTACACACTCAGCCCGCGCCCGCGCTTTGTGCAGAACATGCGCTTTGCCATCGACGGCGTTGAGCAATTGCCGATGACCGAATGGGATCGCCAAGACTGGGACCGCTTTCCGTTCAAGACCCAGACCGGCAATCCGATAAAATACGTCATCGATCGTCAGCGCGCCTCCACCACGGTGAAGGTCTGGCCGATCCCAAGCTTTTCCAGCGGGACTTACACTTGTCCCTATAGCTACGAGCGCGTTTGGGAAGACGTGACTCAGCCCAGCGAAGACATCGACGTCCCTCAAGAATGGCTCGAGACCGTGACCGTCAATCTCGGCGCGCGTCTGGCTGACGACTACCGCTTGAACGGCGCTCATGTGGACCGCGTGCGCGACCGCGCAGCGCGTCTCTACGACATGGCAATGACAGCAGATCGCCGGGGAGATGTTCGCATCCGTATTGGCGGAGGGAGATAAGAGATGTCTATTCCTATGAGTGCGCTTCGTCGCGCGCTTTTGAGCGCTTTAGATCGTCCTGGGGTTCAACGAGTTTTGCCTGCGCCGATACTTGGCGCAGGGGCGGGCGGCGCATTTGGCGCCGCCGCGTCAGCGCTTGACGGCGACATTTCAGACGCCGGCGAGTACGCCATGACCGGCGCCACCATTGGCGCTGGGCTGGGTGGGATTGGCGTTGGCGCCGCTGTCAATCGGTCACTCCGCGAAGCCCTAGCAGAACAAGCCGCATCTCGTGGTGTTGGCCGTCGTGCTGTGAGGGAGGCGGCTGACGCGGGCGATGCGGCGGCATTTGCAGGCGTGGACAGAGGGTTAGAGCGGCGGCTCGCCGCGTTCCCGCCACGTGTGCAGGAATTGGCGCGCGCCATAGCCCCGATCAAGGCTGAGAAGGGATCCGTCGGATGGGACGATCTGGACAAAATCCAGAGTGAACTAGGCTCGATCACTCCCGACGAACTACTCGACTTGCGCATTATCTTTAGCGACGGGCTGAGCGTAACGAGAGTTGGGCACCCGTAACCAAAGATGTCCCTCCGCCGCACCTTCGATGCGACCTTCCTGAACCAAGTGGTGAACGATCCCA